GACTAGGAAACGTTGCTAACGAATCAAAAGCAACAATGTTTAGTAGCCCAACATTTACTGGAACAGTAAGTGGTGTATCAGCATCACATGTTGGACTAGGAAACGTTACTAACGAATCAAAGACAACAATGTTTTCAAATGCAGCATTAACTGGAACACCGACTGCTACTACAGCATCATCTGGCACTAATACTACACAAATTGCTACAACAGCATTCGTTGGCACAGCAGTTTCAAACTTAGTTGATAGTGCACCTGGTACATTGGATACACTTAACGAACTTGCAGCGGCACTAGGTGACGATGCTAACTTTGCAACTACTACTGCAACAAGTTTAGGTGAGAAGCTGGTTAAAACAGCTAACCTAAGTGACTTGTCAAGTGCATCTACAGCAAGAACAAATCTTGGATTAGGTACTGCAGCAACAACAGCGGCATCGGCCTACGCAACTGCGGCTCAAGGTACTACAGCAGACGCAGCATTACCTAAAGCAGGCGGCACAATGAGTGGTGACATAAACCTAGGCACAAACAAAATTTTATACTCAAACGTATATTCTTCAACAGGTGATCTACCAGCTGCGGCATCTTATCATGGCATGTTTGCACATGTTCATGCAACAGGCCTAGCATACTATGCACATAATGGTAGTTGGTTGGCATTGGCAAGAGATGATCACAAGATTGCATCTAATGCTAATGACAGTGCAAGTGGCGTTATTTCGTTTACTAACACAACTAACTCTACTTCAGCATCTACTGGTGCTGTTAAAATTAGTGGTGGTTTGGGTGTTGGTGGCAACATCTACGCTGGTGGTGACGTAACTGCTTACTCAGATGAGTCACTAAAAACAAACATCAAAACTATTGCTAACGGTCTTGATAAAGTTATGGCACTTCGTGGCATCACTTTTGATCGTATTGCAGACGGAAGCACATCTACTGGTGTTAGCGCACAAGACGTAGCTGCTGTTCTTCCAGAAGCAGTGGCAACTGATAACGAAGGATTATTGGCTGTTAAATATGGTAACCTAGTTGGTCTACTTATTGAAGCAATCAAAGATCTTAAATCAGAAGTTAACGAACTTAAAGCAGTACAGGCCTAATATTGTACACTAAAAAGTAATAGGGAAAGGGGGCAGAAATGCCCCTTTTCTTTTGCTATAAATACACACATGTATAACTTATCCCACATTTTAAAAATAAAAAAGATTTATAATAATGATTTATGTAAAAATTTATCATATCAAACTGTGCCATTTGCTGACTTATATATTCTTGACGATCAGTTGGATAGACTGGATTTGGAACATATAAAAGATATCAACAAAAATTTTCATCCTGGATTAATAAGAAGTGTAAGTGTGGCCTATATTAACGAAAAATTTATAGTGTGGGAAGGACAACATACGGCGATAGTATGTTATATGAATGGTATAGATCCAATTCCTTGTATAGTTTATGCTTGTGAAGATTTGGATTTTACCAGAATAGACACAATTGAAAAAATTGATGACAAACAATTAAAAAATTTGATGTCTTTGATTTAAATATGTCTTTTGTATAAATACTAGTAACGGAGAAATTAAATGGCTTTTAGAAAAATTGATCTACAGTCTCTGGAAACTGATATTGCCAACTTAGAAGATCCTCTTGTATTATTAAATTATGGCGCCACTGGCTCTAATACAAGAGATTTGGGCTTTATCTTTGACAGAGGATCAGATACAAATGTCGGACTTATATGGGATGAAAGCCAAGATCATTTTGCTTTAATTAATACATCTGAATCAGGCGCAACAGTTGGTAATATAATAGTTTCAAATTATGCCAACATTAAAGCAAATTCATTTATTGGAAATTTAACAGGTGACATTACGGGCGATATAACTGGTAATGTAACTGGTAATCTAACTGGTAATGTAACTGGTAATCTAACTGGTAATGTAACTGGTGACATTACAGGCAACTTGACTGGCAACAGTTCAGGAATACATACTGGTGCAGTAACAGGTAATGTTACAGGCAATGTTGCAGGTAACATCAATGGTACAGTGGGTGCAGTAACGCCAGCCGCTGGTATATTTACCTCAGTTAATACAACTGGTAATGCAGTAATTGGTGGTAATCTAACTGTAAATGGTACCACAACCACTGTTAATAGTACAGTAACTACTATTGTAGATCCAATTATAACATTGGGCCAAGGTGCCTCAGATGATAACAAAGACAGAGGCATTGAGTTCTCCTATAGCAATAGTGGCTCAAAAGTTGGATTCTTTGGATTTGATGATAGCACAAGTAAATTTATTTTTATACCTGACGGATCAGTAACCAATGAAGTGGCATCAGGAACACCTGGAACCGCAGTTTTTGGAAATGTAGAATTTCCTGATAATGGCAAGGCCATTTTTGGTGCTGGCAGTGACTTGCAGATTTACCACGATGGCAGCCACAGTTATATTAGCGACACAGGTACAGGTCATCTAAAAATCCTTGCTGCCAGCCTTCTTGTGCAAAATATCTCAGGCAATAACAGGATATTTGCAGACCAAGCAGGCCCAGTTAATCTGTATCACGGCACTGACGGTTCGCCAAAGCTGGTAACTTCGGCAACAGGCGTAACGGTCACAGGCACTGTCACGGCTTCAGGCGTGAATATTGCCAATTCGTTAAGTATTGGCGGAACTGATTATAAACAAACATTTACACACAATGAAAATAGTAGTCCTTATATTGCAACAAGTAGTGATGCTACAAGTAATACCAGCAGCACACACGCTATAACAGCGGCCACATTGGGATTTGATCTGTCTAACGCAATAAGTTATACAATTTTTATCAATAGATTGCATCTAAGATCCAGTGAAGTCAGTGTTAATACAAGCAACGGCACTTTAACATTCAGTGCAGGCATTTTAGATGCTTCTGATGAGATAGATGTTGTATGGATTACATAAATAGTATAAAGGGGAACTAACGTGGCATTTAAAATAGTCAATCAAACAGTTATAGATTTAGATGGTACTGGCGCAACTCAGATACAAAGCGCAGCCGGAACAGATATAGCTCTATATCCAGATCAAAATATCTGGATCAAAGAAGGTACCAAACTTATATTTGAAGGCACTCTCCCTGATGCTTTTGAAGCAAAATTACAAGCCACAACTTTAACTGCCGATAGAGATTTAATTTTACCAGACGGTGACGGAACCCTTGCAACCGAAGCATATGTAACAAGTGTTGTCACAGGCGGAGCATTAGTAAACACTGATGGACTAGCAGAAGGTTTAACAAACTTATATTATACAACTGCTAGAGCAAACACAGATATTGATACAAGACTAGCAACAAAATCAACAACTGATTTAACCGAAGGCACTAATTTATATTACACAGATACAAGATCTAGAAGTGCTATTAGCGTAAGTGGTGACTTAGCATACAATAGTGCAACAGGTGTACTTAGTTTTTCTGCAGCTGCATCGCCTGTAATAAGTGTTAATTCAGCAACTGGTTCAGTTGTGTTGGATACAGATGATATAGCAGAAGGCAGTACTAATTTATATTACACAGATGCAAGAGTCCAAGCAAAAATTGATGCAGTAGTTGATTCAGCACCAGCGGCATTAGATACATTAAACGAATTAGCAGCAGCACTTGGCGATGATCCAAACTTTGCTACAACAGTGACAACTGCTTTAGCAGGTAAACTACCATTAGCGGGCGGAACAATGACTGGTACCTTAGTATTGAATGGCGCACCAACTGCCACAAATCATGCCGCAACCAAGGCATATGTAGATTCAGCAATAGTAAGTGGTGGATTATCAAATACAGATTCATTGTCAGAAGGTTCAAGTAATTTATATTTTACAAACGCAAGAGCAAGAACGCATATTGAAGGTGCTGATTTAAATTTAGGCACAAACAAAATTTTATATTCAAACGTGTATGCAACAGCAGCTAACTTACCAGCAGCGTCTAGTTATCACGGCATGTTTGCCCATGTACATGATGTAGGCAAAGCATATTTTGCACACGCCGGTGGTTGGCAAGAAATAGTAGCCCCTAACACCAGTAGTGGATTAAACATTCAATTTAATAGTATTGGTGCTGGAACAGCAGCAAGCGGCGCCGTTGGAGATATTCGTGCTACCGCAGACGTTACAGCATATTATTCATCTGATGCATCACTAAAAGAAAATGTTATTAACATAGAAAATGCATTGGATAAAGTTAAAAAAATAAGAGGCGTCGAATTTGATTGGACAGCAGATTATATTGAAACTAAAGGCGGAGAAGATGGATATTTTGTCCGCAAGCATGATGTAGGTGTCATAGCACAAGAGGTAGAAGCAGTTTTACCTGAAGTGGTCGGCACGAGAGATGATGGGATTAAAGCAGTAAGATACGATAGAATTGTAGCACTACTGATAGAAGCCATAAAAGAACAACAAACTCAGATTGAAGAACTTAATCAGAGATTAAATCAGTATTAAAATAAATAATAACTATACACAGGAGTAATTAAACATGGCATTACCAGCAACCGGAGCCACTATCAGTATTGGTACAATCAGAACTTATTTTGGTTTATCAGGAACAAAGAGCTTATACAATCTTGGAACTCATATTTCACCACAAGTCACTAGTAACATTAGACTGAGTGCTACTTTTGGTGGATGGCAGAATCCAAATATTTGGGGAACATCTTCAGGTGTTGCACCTAACTTAGATGAATATGGTTCATCTAACTACTAAGATTTAAGAATATAATTGGAGTCTGTTGTTTTTTAATTGACAACAGACTCTAATAATGTACAATGTAATGTACAATGTAATGTACAATATAATAAACAACACTCAAGTAAATTCACAGGAGAAAAATATGAGTATTCGCACTCGTTTCGAAATCGAAACATTTGTGCTGGGATCACACCCAACACTAGAAAGAAAAGCACACGCCATCAAAGTAGAATTAGAAGCAGCAAAAGCTGCTAATCATCCAGACCTTCCAGTATTACAAGCAGTATATGACGATTTTGCAAAAGCAAATGACGTTGATGCACTAATTGCCAATATTGAAGCAACAGAAGAGCAATATTGGGTAGAGCGTTTGGCTAGATTAGCAGCCATTGACATTCTAACAATTGGTAAAGTACAACCAGAGCATATGCATCATATGGCAGCACTTAGTGATTCAGCCTTTGCTGCATCTGTTAAAAGTGCAACAGTACTAGCTAAAACACTAAATGAATCAGTCCGTGAGATTGAAGCAGAACTTGGCACAGACCTAGTTCAAGACTAAAATGGTAAGTATACCAAAATTCCACTATTCTGCGGATAAAAATGCTAAAGTTGCAATTTGCGTACCTGTGCGTGACAATGTAACTGCGGTCTTTGCTCAAAGTCTTGCCATGCTTACAAAAAAGTGTGGCGAGACAGAGCAAAAAATTTCACTACATATGGTTATGGGAAGTGAAGTAGCAATGCAAAGACAACAGTTAGCCGAAGAAGCACTAACAACAGATTGTACACATTTATTATGGTTGGATGCTGATATGAAGTTTCCAACAAATACGCTCCAAGCATTATTATCACACAATAAAGATATTATTGCTTGTAACTATAGCACTAGAGTAGCACCGCATCGCCCTGTTGCATTTAGAAGTGAACATGATCTAGATGCAAGAGTACATGATGGAAACGGAATACAAAAAATATTCGCAGTGGGTATGGGATGTATGCTAGTCAAAAGACAAGTCTATGAAACAATGGCTAAGCCATATTTTAGTGTTACTTGGAATGATGACTACACCAACTTAGTTGGAGAAGATATATACTTTTGTACTAGAGCAAAAGAAGCTGGATATGAAATTTGGCTTGAAAATGATATAAGTAAGAATATAGCTCATGTTGGTACTAGAGCTTATACTATTAAAGGTGATTGTTAATGTTAGAATTTAAAGATGCAAAATCAGAACTTTTTGATTTCAAAGGTCAAAATGTTATTACTCCATGGGATAGATTAAAGAAGTATATATTTCAAAGCTATCCAGTTATTGAATTGGATGAAGATTTAAAAACATTAGACGAACAACTGGAAGTAGCCATGGAATATCAAGGCAAAAGCAATATGGTATGGCTAAAGAAAAAAGGCATTAATGTAAGAGATGATTTTCCTTGGCATTATAAGCCCAGTGATATTGGTAGAACTTTCCTTCATGAATTTCCAAGTGTAGGCAAACGTAGTAAGCGAGCCATTAAATGGGGTGAACTAAAACTGGTACCAACATCTGGTTTTGTCCATGGTAGATATCAGAATAAGATATCTGCTTGTTATCACGATGCAGATTTTGAAATCTTTATGATTAGTTTTCATGAAGCAGAAGCAGATAGCAACTTTGCAAAACTTAAAGTAAATTACCCAGATGCAAAACATGTTAAAAATATCGAAGGTATTGGCAATGCACACAGACGTGTGGGTGAATTAGCAGAAACAGAAATGGTTTACATTGTAGATGCAGATGCTGAACTACTGGAAAGATTTAACTTTGATTTTATCCCACCAATGAGTAGTAGAAATAATACCACATATGTGTGGAGTGCTAGAAATCCCATCAATGGATTGGAATATGGTTATGGAGGAGTTAAACTTTTCCCACGATCTCAACTGTTGACACTGGGCCACGAACTTCCAGATTATACCACTGGAGCGGCTTTTTATCAGCCAATTGGAGATGTCAGCAACGTAACATACTTTAATAAAGACCCATATAGAACATGGCGTAGCGCATTCCGTGAGTGTGTCAAATTATCATCACAGGTTAATCCCAACGCTCCCAAACAAGAAACAATTGATAGACTTGAAACATGGTGTACTGTGGATAACGGCGGACGCTTTGGACGTTATTGTATCAAAGGTGCGCTGGAAGGAAAATCCTATGGCGAAGCCAATAAAGATGATGTTGAAGCACTAAACAAGATTAATGATTTTGAATGGTTGCGTGAACAGTTTGTTGCTAGTATGAAAAAGCGTATCAGCGCAGACGACTAAAGAGTATCCAACCAATTAGAGCCATCCTTGATACTGGTATCATGGATGGTTTTTATTTTCTTGATTATATCTTTATTATACAACTGTGCCTTTGCTCCATTGTGTAGCGGTCTAGGCCAGTTTCCTATCTTTACCCAACAAAATCCATTACTCTCATTGTTGAGTTGAGGTATAAATTCTTCAAACATTGATACAACAAATGTATTATACACAAACTTTTTATCTGGACTCACAAATTGTGTTAACGGATATATTTTTTGTACATCAGGCAATATACCCACTTCCTCTTCTAATTCTCTAATCAATGTTTGTATAGGTCTTTCATCCTGTTCGCTCTTGCCGCCGAAAAATCCCCAAGTTCTAGGATGGCTGGTATTTCCGCTTCTTTGCTGTAGCATAACTCTGCCTGTGTCATTGGCTAAAAATATACATCCACTGGCTGTAATTGTCATAAACTTTTTCCTGGATACCAATCTAATTCAGTATTAATTGTATCTTTGATTTTTGGATATTCCACTAGTTGTTTTTCTATCATAGTATGAAATTTTTGTATAGTGTAATCCTGATTGTATTCGTTAAGAACTTTATACATCTTGTAATAGCAGTTTGGTGCTAAATCATCTGTAACAAAGTATAACTCGTCATTTCCGTTGATTGACCAATATAGATTTTGTATATGATCGTGTGCCAATTTCCACTGTAATTTTGACATGTACTTTTGTTTTGAAACACGCATATCATGTAACTCTACTTTGATTGGAAGTGAGCTTATTTTATCTTTCCATTCATTGAATGAGTCAATGGTTCTTTGTATTGCAAACCCTGGATCTAGATAATCTTTTTTTGTTCTATAAACCATTATGTGTTTTATGTTTGGATGATCAGCATAGACTTCGTCAACAAAACCTGCAGCAAGAAATGCTAGGTTTATAAATGAGGCCTCAAAACAAATACTGTCAGTAAGTTTAAGTTGACAGTTTTTAACTCTTACAGTGTCTAATACACTACCTTTTTTGTTGTTGAGCAGCTCATGAATACACTCATGTCCGTCATATTTTATCATTTATAGATACAATCGCCAGTAGCCTGCTTTATACATGCCTTCGTAACTATTGAACCAATCACTACCATTCCATTCCAATTGGTTAGTGGATGATAAGTTGGTTACATAATTTTGCGCACTAATTGTGCTGGCATCAAAAGTTACATTCCAATTTGTTCCATCAAACTGTATAATGTCGTTTTCGTTTGCAACAGTATTTGTCCAGTTAACACTTAGTGGTAAATCTGCTGTCAACAAGTATCTCCGTCCACTCAATGCTGGCGGCACAGTTCCGTCTCCAGGATAGTTAG